TACTTTCCAATTCAAACATTGGGCTTGTTAATGGCTAATCTAAGTAATTGCCCGCCAAGTCATAAAATAAATTTGTACACTCAGTCATATATGCCTAATACGTATAATACTAGAAATCTAAGCGTAGGATACCATTATGCTGCATATGGTAATAGAAATCAGCCAACTGATGACAAACTATCTTTAGATTCATTTTTTAACTTACTGTCTTCATGGGCTTCTTTAGTTAAAGGCAGAATTGTAGCTAATAGCCATTCAAACTTTGACTTTGAATTAACTAAGCAGGTCATATATTCATATGAATTTATTGATATCTTTGTTAATAAAGTTAAACTTGATTCTAATAGTCTTTTAAAGATTAAATCTATTAATTGGGAAATTGATATCCCAGAACTATCTCAGACAACTTATATTGCTGATACAAAACAATCAGTTGCATCAATAGATGAGTTTTCATTATGAAACAAGTGATATTCCCCATAAATAAAGTTGTTATATATGACGCTTATAAAAGCAGCGTTCACAAAAGTATAGATATATCATCTCATGTTTTTACTTATATGTATACATCTCAATTACCCAAAATGAGAGAGTTTTATACAAAATACACATTAAGTAATTATCTAAAACAAGATAAACAACCAAAAGATGATATATCTTATCACTTTTTACCCAGTACTAAATTTGATAGAGACTACTTCCGCAGATTATATCCAAACATGAAAGAAGTAGATAGAAAATCAGCAGACGTAATTATTTGTGATGATAAATCATTTTATAATAGTAATTATATAATATTTAATAAATTTGCTACAATAGAAGCATTAATAAATCATCCATATCGTCTTGGGTATTTAAGTCGACAATGTAGTTTAACACCAACTGGTGAAATTCATATACAAACAAATGGGGGAATATTGAGATATGGCCCAGATGATATCATTATTGATTCTAATTCATATAATCGCATGTGGCTAATAGATGGTGTAAAAGAAAAAAATAGAGTGTGGCATATTAACAAATTAATAGAGGCTGTACCATACAAAACCTCATCATCAACCCTAACTATGGATCAAGCATTGATTTTATTTAAACAAATACGATCAACAGACAAATTGGTTAGTGGGGCAGGTATTGACGCATTATTTTCATACAATGGCTTTGACTTGATGAAGTCTTTATTAGTATTTTTTACTAGATCATATAATGGTAAAAATAAAGAACTATATCAAATGTTCAAAGTACAATTCAGGAGCGGCCTATCTAGGTCTGTATCACTTGATAATTTAGAATACATATATGAATCATTCGGACAAAATGCGTCACCAGAAGATAAGGACTTGTTTTTTAAATTTATCAATCACCAAGATATTATTAAATTAATCTTGCCAAGCACGTCATATTTAAATTATGAAATAAAAATAAAGCCCAATAATAATGTTGGGGCAAAAAATAATACAGTTATTAGTGAGTTTACATTATGATATCTATTGAACAAGATACAAGCGGCAATAAAATAAAAATGGATTCGACGTTTATTAATTATTTTAATACGTTCAGACTTAATGATAGAAAAAACGATCTAATTAATAGATGTAGTTGTCCCGACGCTGATCTACATACACCACTTTATAGAAAATCGTCAGGAAAATTAATTCATCAACATGTTGCCCGTAATCTCCACAGATTGCGCCATTATAAGAAACAAGTTAGATTATTCTTCAAATATAGAGAAGTATGTCTAGACAATGATTCAAATGAAAGAATCTTTACTTGTAAACAAGTTAATTATTATGAAAAAATGTTTACAAAAAAGGGAATATCCAACGACCCCATTAATCTAAATTGTGTAGATTATAACGCATATGCACAAAATCCATATCTATTATATCTAGATATAAATCATGTACGAGATGCGGTATTGGAATTAAATGAGGACTTTATCAAAAATATTAAATATATTCCAACCCCCGGAATAGTGCGCTTAGCATCTACTATAGAAAACATAGATTACAATCTACCAAAATCTGCACACATTGCTCTCAGCGTATTACACGGGGCAATCTCTCTTGGTAAATTTCGTGAGCCAATAGATAATAATTTAAAATTAGATATAATTAACTATTTATCCAGTGATAGAGCTAATATATATAGACTTAAAAAATATGCGGAGAAAGAGCATGATGTAAAATTTGACTTAAGATCTACTAAAAATATAATTAGTTTAATAGGTGTTACAACAAAAAAACTTCTAAGGTAAAAAATGGCCAAAAATAAAAATGTTATTACAGCAAAATCCGAAAACCAAAGGGATTACATACGGTCAATCGTAAGTAACCCAGTTACAATTGGAATTGGTGATGCCGGATGTGGAAAAAGTTTTATACCACTTGGAATAGCTATAGAGTATATTTTATACAGACCAGAAAGCGCACTAACTAAAATAGTGGTAACACGCCCACTAGTTTCTGTCGGTAAAGATATCGGCTCTTTGCCGGGTTCAATTGATGAACGTATTGCCCCGTATTTTCGCCCTGCTTATTTCAATCTTTTGAAAATTTTAAAAGGTGATGAACGTAAGCTCAAGGAATTATTGGCTAATAAAGACATCATGTTTGAACCATTGGAATTAATGCGTGGTATGACATATGATAATTCATTTATTATTGTGGATGAGGCACAAGACACATTACCAGAACAAATGTTAATGGTGATGACAAGGCTTGGGCAAAACTCAAAAATCATTATAAATGGAGACCTAAATCAATCTGACATACTTGGTGAAAATGGTCTAGAGAGATGTGTTGATAGATTAAGTGATGTTGAATATGCAGAGATTATTAAGTTTGGTCCGGCCGACCAACAAAGAAATACTCTGATTAACAATATCACCAAAGACTTCGGTCCTTGTAAGGCAAGATAACTATGATAGTAGCAATATCACTGGATAAGTCATTCGATGATTATAATGAATTAAGTAAGTATCTAAATGACGTATCAAAAAATACAGAATTTAGAGAATTTTGTGCAGTCCCGCATAAGTTGATTGAGCGTTATCAACAAGAATTTAAGAAACCAATTCAATACTTTAAAATTGATTGGGGTAATATGGTGGGGGCAACAAATATTAAAAAGAACGCATATGGTAAACCGTTTAATGGAGACGCCCCAGCGGTTGCCGCACGTGATGTAGTTGAATATTCAACTCATTACATTGAGTTTGGTAAGGGCGATTATAATATAAATCAATTAGCAAAAAGTAAAAAATTACAATTAATTGCACCCACTCATGAGGTGGCGTCAACTACAAAAAGGTATCAATTCTAATGAGTGAAAAAATTAAGCAAAAAAAAGAAGAACTTAAAGAAGTAATCAAAGAAGAAGTCAACGAACAAGTGGCAAAACTTCTAGAAGACTTTGATAAGTTTGTATCTGGAATTCTTAACTTACGTGAAGACCAAATGGTTAGTTTATTCGGAGCAGATTTTGTGTCTTATCTTAAACAGTATAGGAGCTTGCAATAATGAGTCTTCAAAAGCATATTGACAATGTAAAGGATTTTTGTCATAAAGCTGGGCAGCCCGTTCCAACTGAAAAGACTTATCCAACAATTAAAAATCGGGAACTTAGAGCTAGACTTATTCTAGAAGAAGCTTTAGAAATGATAGAGGCTTTAGGTTTTGCTTTGATTAAAAAAGAGATCGAAGATGACGTAATTGGATCATCTGATGACTTTGAGTATCAATGCGTTGGCCCATTTGATCATGTTGGTGTAATTGATGCCGCTGTAGACCTACTATGGGTAGGGGTTACTGGCCCAGCTGTTTTGTGCGGACTTTCTGACAAATTGGAAGAATGTATTCAAGAAGTTGATGAAAGTAATTTGTCTAAATTTATTGATGGCCATAAAGATGAGGTTACTGGAAAATGGATTAAGGGCCCATCTTATAAACCAGCAGATATAGAATCAATTATAAATAGAGAGTAATATGGCATTTGTTACAAAAGAATATAGATGTGAAACTTGTGGGGATTTTGAAGAGTTCCAGCAACATAATGTTGTACTTAAGAAATGCCCCAAATGTGGCTCTAAAGAGATTGAACGCATCATATCTGTCCCGCTTGTAGCAAAAGATGGGGCCCCAAAAACTGTGGGTTCCCAAATAGAGCTTAATAATAAAAGAAATCCATTATCTAGAGAAAAGGCTTTTGGGCCAGACGCTGAAAAGAAATTAAAAGCTAAAGAGCGTATGGATAAAATCCAAAAGTTAGATGGTAATGGCATGAAGAACTTTATAGAAAAAGGAACCTTATGAATATCTATATGATCCAAGATAGGGATAATAAAAACTATCTTGGGCACAGATATAAATGGGTTGACAAAATACAAAAAGCTGAAATCATAACTGATCTTTCTTTAGCTAGAGAAAAAAGAAAAAAAGCTAAGAAAAAAGAAGGCATGAAATTAGTTATTATCGAGTTTGAGCTAACTGAACGAGCTATCTTATGAAACCTACCAAAGTAGTAATGCATTTAAATATTCAATTTTATGAAGTAGAGAATACGGGCGAAGTTGGTAAATCTCTTTCGCCCGGTATTAATAAAGAAAATAACATTAAAAATTTAACATTTTCACTTAGAGCACAAAAAGATATATCTGCAGCAATAGATCATTGCAACGATTTTCTTGAGACTTTAAAAAACCTTGTAGGAGAATTTCATTGAAAGTAATTAAATGCAGTAAGTGCTCTGAGGAGTTATGTATTGCGGAAGACAGCGGTAAAGAAGAAGTGGTTCAATTTAAAGTCGAATGCCCATGTGGCAAAGAGAATGTTGAGCTATTTCTTGGATACCCAAAACTATGCGGTATAGATAAATATTATTTTGAGTTCGTCGATCAATACAAAATTGTTTGTAAAGAGAGACATGTAAATACGAGAAAGAAAAATGGCTGAAGATTATATCTATGTAAAAGGTAAGTATAAAGAAAGTTATCATTATTTTTATGATATCAATGGCAATGAAACCTCTAACATGCATCAAGTTGTTGCTAGAGAATCATCTAACGATGATAAATCAGAATACTACGTGCGCGTTGAAGGATTTGAGCCAGTTCATCATGATAAGTTTGATAAGAAAAATCAATTAATCAATCCAAAGTTCGTTAAAGTGACACGAGAAATTTTTGAAAATTATACTAAATATCTTTCTTCTAAGAAAGAAGGATTGTTTAGACTTGTCAAAGAACAAATGAATGCAAAGGGTCTTCTATGAGAAAAAAGGCAAACGAAGCAGATATCCATTATATTAACACCCATCAGTCAACAATGACCGCAGAAGAAATGTCGGTTAAGATTGATTTAGATGTTAAAGAAGTTAAGAAACATATTACTCCACCGCCTAAGAAAAAAGATCTTGGCAACTCAAAGATTAGATTGAAAAACGGGCAAACTGTAATTCAAATGACTGACGACATTGAGCACAGGCCCACAAAGGTAAAGCCAACACAAACAGAAGAGATGGATGTAAAGAACGGTATTTATCGTGGGTAATCAAGAATCTTATAGGGATAGAATTGTTACAACAGTAATGCGTAGAAAATACGAGAAATTGGGTGTGACTCTTCCACATAAGTATTGGAATTTACCAGAGTACAAACCAGAATATCGTCAACAAATGATCATGGCATCAAAATTTATGAAAGCTTACGACATAGATGCCATACTAAACGTTTTAAATAAAGAAACATGGTGTTTTAGCTTGTATGCTAAACAACTACCAGAATTGATTGAGCTTGAGCAAAGTAGGCTAAAGAAACAAAAAATTCAGGAGCAATTACAACAAGAGTCACGACCAGTTGTTAAACCTGCTCCAAACGTTCCTTTATTTAGAAAGAAAAAGGATGAGTAAAAAGAAGAAAGCTGCTGGTACTACAGTAGTTGATACAAGCATGTTCTCTACAGCAGAAGAGTGCTTAGCAGAATCTGTAAGTAATGTATTAATACCAGTTGGTCCAGCTTTAGATCTTAAACTGCGTGGCGGAATACCATCTGGTTCCTTTGTTTTAATTAGAACCCTACCTAAAGTTGGAAAAAGTAGTTTAGCAATGCAAATTGCTGTCAACGCACTAGCTCAAGGTAGATATGTTGTATATTGCGATATTGAACGCAGATTAGAGGGAGATAAATATTTTCAATATAGAGGATTCGATCCAAAAAATCCCAAGTTTATTGTTTTTCGTGCAAAGAAAGGCGAAGAACTTATTTCTGGTGATGATATATATACTAATATTAAAAATATGATGATGATGCCCAAATATCGTGGTGCAGTATATATTATCGATTCTTTTTCTAAAGTTACTCCTAAAGCTACATTAGAAGATAATACTATTCGGGCTGATAGACGCGATGGAACGCCTAAATTAAATGCTGACTTTTGTAAGAAAGTTGGAAATTTAGTTAGAATCAGCGATTCAGTAGTTATTGGTATCCAACACTTTATCACTGACCCAAATCAAAATCCAATGTTCGGTGATACTTTAAAGCCAGACGGTGGAAACAAGTTGGAATATGATGCTGATATTGTATTGGAATCTAAATCTAAACCTAAAATGTGGGATGGCAAATCTATTAATTTGTCAGAAAACCAAGAGTTGCCCGGTCTTATGTTGAGATTAAACATGCCATACAACAAGCGTGGCGCACCTTATGTTTCCAAAATGGAACCTATCGAGTGTTTTATTAAATTTGGAGAAGGTATTTGGTGGGCTAAGGAGGCTTTTGAAGTCGTTAAGGCCCTTGGTCTTTGCGATATTAAAGGCCACACATACAACTTTACTATGCCAGATGGCACTACTAAAAGTGCAAAGGGTATGGATAACGCCGTAGCATTACTTGAATCTGAGCGTGAAGTTTTTGAAAAGGTTTTACGAGATTATTTTATAACTAAGTATAAAGCTAATTATACATTCGTACCACCTGAAGATGAAGATGATGAGTAATCAATACGTGATTAAAATAAATATTACAAACAAAAATTTAAACGCTGCTCGTAAACGCGCTTCCAAAATCGGGGCTAATCGTAAAAAGATTAGTCCCGGTGGGGAGCTCCCCGGTATTTTAGGTGAACAACTTTTTTTAGATAATTTTGGTGGTGAATTAATTGATTGCCAAGATTATGATATTTTACATAAAGATATTGGGAAAATAGATATCAAAACTAAAAGGTGCTCTAGTGCCCCACAGTCTGATTACTATTGTAGCGTAGCAGCATATCAAATAGACAAACAAGATTGTGAGTTCTATGCATTTTATAGAGTTCATAATAATCTTGATACGGCTTGGTTTTTAGGAATAATTTCAAAGAAAGAATTTCTAGATAAAGCCACCTTCCTAAAGAAGGGCGATAAAGATGGCAATTTTGTTGTTAAGGCAGATTGTTACAATATTAAAATTTCAGATTTAAGAAATATTTCAGATGTTCAAAGCGCTTAGAATACTAAATGGTGTCAAAGACTATGTTAGAAGATATGATACATATCGTAACCTAAGATGTTTTGTCAAAATATCATATAAAATCAATATTAAATCAGCGTATGTTGCAAATGTAAATCACAATCGTAATAAATATGGATTTAATCATTCTTGTTTCTTTTTGGTAAAAACATGAAAATAATATATTGGTTTTATAAACAAAGATATATACTACATTCGTATCCTAATGATACGCGTTTATTTTTAAAAATAAATAAGAATATACCAATGAAACAGTTAGGGTCATCTTATAAAATTTATGCTCAACGATTTTATATTGGGGTATACGTTCCACAATGACACAATATATTAGATATGATCATAAAATAAATATCTCCGAAATTATGATACCTATAGATAGGTCGCATCCGCTCTTAAAGATTTTTTTTAAAAAACAAATAATTTATGGTGCTATTTATGTTGATAAATTTTATCATGGATTTTATTTATTATGAGCAAGTTTCTAAAATCTAGAGTGCGTTTAAAGGTAGTTTTCAAAAACCAAATTTATCACACTATAGTTCTAATAGGTAGGTTTTATCATGGGCTGTATTTACTATGATATTTATGCTTTATGACGAACGTAATTTTGCAGATATTTATAATAATCTATTATATAAAAGAAAATATTTCAAAAGATGTAAATTAAAAATTAATATACGCCTTACATATTGTAGGGTCGATACACTTAATGATATAACTGGTTATATTAGTCCACAAGGTTTATTTATTTTAGGAGATAAAAATGATTTCGTGTAATTTACCAATTCTTACTAATGAAGAAATTGACCCAAATGACCCAGACTTTGGTATAGATTTTGTTGAAATACCATATGGGTATGCTGGTGATATGTCTATTATAGTTGAAAAAACAGAAAGTAAAGAAAAAGTAGAATTAATTTTCTATATTGATGGCGGCAAAATTATTGGGTCTAATATGGAATATGCCGATTTTTACAAGATAGCGTTAACAGAATGTTCCTAGCACATTTTTACTGGACTAAGATAAAAACTGGATATCAGTATTTAACCCCGCAAGATTCATATACGTTTAAATCTAAATTTAAATACAAATTAAATTTCTACTCTAAAGATGGTTTAATGATTCATGTCCTCGGCAATAAATTTTAGTTATTTTTGTGCCTATAATCAACTTAGGCCGTCATCATCATATTATGATTTTGCAGTAGATAATATCAATAAGAGATATAACTTACTACTTAAATCACAATTCTTTATAAAATTCAAAGACTGTACCTTAAAGTGCCCCAATGAGCGATATCATTATCCAGTAGTTTTGGCTTATTTTTAATAAAGGTTTTATATGAATTTTGGATATTTTATTGGCTTAAGAAATTTTCAACAATCAGATAATGTGCTTGATGCTCATCAACAGCATATTATTTATGCAAACCAACATAAGCCAGCACGGCGCGTATTAATTAAAATAAAATATCAAGCAAATATTATTGATACTTATTCTTATTCAGGTGGTGTACTGCATTTAGTATATATAGGGCTGTATAATGAATACATATGCATATACTAGTATTAGTTTAGAAGAACATCAATATTCTTCATTTAATTTTGATGCCAAAAAAAGTTACGATAGAAGATATGTATTAGTGAAAACACATTATGGTAGTAAAATTAGAGAGGCACGTCAAAATCTTTCCTTATGTGTGCTAGCCGTTGGGCGGAACGGGTATTTATTATGACAAAAACGTATGCATATACTAATAGTGGCCGCCAGCTAATATATAGCTCATATAAAATTGATATGGATAATGAAATGTATGATAGTTTTATTTTAATAAAAACAACTTATACAAGAAAATTTCATGATGCCAAAAGTAAATCAAAACAAAGTTTATATTATGTACATTGTGTATTAGCTGTTGGTCGAGATGGAGTTGTGTTATGAAAATACGTAAATTTACTTGGTTAGAGAAGTATTCTAGTGTTGCATATATTTTATTACATGGTTATCCACAAAGTAAAACATTTAAAATAAAGTTTACATATAATACATGCAAAATTTTGTTTAGCAGCAGACGTGGAGTAATATTATTATGATTGAAATTTTGTGGCATTCATTATTTGGCAAGCAAGAATATCCAGCAAATATATCAAGAAACATCTATAATTACCGCGATCCCACACTTGGAAATTTCATTGCAGTAAAATCTTGTTTAAATAAACAAAGAAAAATACATTACTCTTATGTTAAGCTTCCTCAAAAATCAGTGATAACTTTACATAAGCAATGTACAAATGTAATATTTTATGAGTATTAATATGGATATGTTAAAAATTTCATGGCAAGTCTCACGCGGAATATATCCGGAAAATACATATACAGATATTTTTCGTCGTGATTCTTATTTTTTTCCAGTCTTAATTAAATTAAAATCTTCTTTACATAATAAAAGAAAAATTCATTATTCTTCATCAAATACACATATTCTTTATCAAGGCAGACAAACTATAACACAAGCTAATATAGTATTATACGAGTTTTAATATGAAAACTATAGGCACAGATGGTAAGATATATCAAATTAATCTTTCTAAGAATGAAAGAGAGACAGAAGATGAAAATAGAAGCTCACTTCACCTCCGTGCTAGAAAGATATTAAAAAGTAAATTTCCATACGTTCAAATATATGAAGAAGTTACACTAACTGGGTGTCGGGGAGTTGGGGCTACTTTAGTAGCTGATTTTTTAATTCCTTCCATGAATATTCTTGTGGAAGTACACGGCGCACAACATTATGAATTTACTAAGTTCTATCATAAAACAGAAGCTAATTTTGATATCCATAAAAAAAATGATGCAATTAAAGAAGAGTGGGCAAAGAATAATAATATCAAGTATATTGTCCTGCCATATAATGAAACAAAAAAATGGGGAGCTATTATAGATGGGTGCGTTGGTTGATACAGTGCAGACTTTTTTAACAAAGTCGGCCGCAATAATTGGTGATTTAAATGTTGAGCATGTTCAAAATGATATCAGTTCATACTTCAATATGTCAATAGATGACTTATCTAAGATGGACAAAGAAGATTGTATTCATGCCCAATATTTTATTTTACAATATTCTATTTCAATAACAAAGAAAATAAACCAAGTAAAAGCTAGATTGGCCGCAAATAAAAAAGAGTTCAATCGATCTTTTGCCCAAGTTTATAATTCTTATAATACATATAATGGATATGACATTATCTTAGGCTTAGCTATAAGTGAACACAGTAACTTAAAGAGTATGGATGATGAAATAACCAAGCTTGAAGCGTTAATTCAAGAATACGAAGGATTGGGATTTCGTGCAGAAAAATTAGCACAAGTATTCAAAGATCTTTCCTTTTGTAAATAGGTGAAAAATGTCAAAGGTATTTTCAGCATTAGAAGATGCTATTACTAACGGTAGTTGGGCCGATGTATGTAAGTTTTATACAAAGATGACTGGCAAGCCAATCTCTCCGCCAGAACAAAAACCACAGTTTAACATAGATACTGCAAATAAGAAAACTATGTATGCTGAAGTAAAAAAGGTAATGCCTGATATTGGGCCAATTAAAAACTTTACTTTAGAAGAATTAAAAGAGATTTATTCATTACGTGACGTAGAAGTTGAAGAAGAGTTCGAAGACCAAGTGGTCACACCAGCTCAATTGGTTAATATAGAAACTGTTAATGCGGCAGCTAATCCAGAGTTTACTTATGTAAATCCAAAGAAAAAAGACAAAATGATTAACATGGATAAACGTGGATTTAATGCTAGACTTACAGATTTTAGATCATATGGGGATGAAAAAGAAGTTAGCCGATCTATGATCCCACGTAGTCAAAATAAAGTGACAGCAAGATGTGTGCGTTGCTCACGTGTTGCCCAAGTAAGCCCACTAGTAACAATAGCCGGACGGGAGGATGGAATTGAAAAGTCGTACATCTGCGCAAAATGCTCTTGATTTATCCTTCGAAGAAAACTCTTTGCTACATGGTATTATTCGATCTGGCAAAGATGGTTTAATCGAAGTACTTGAATCAATTAAAGAATCGTCATTTCAAAATATAGATAACAAATTAGTATTTAGTGCCTTAGTATCTTTATTTAATAATGGTAAAGACTTTGGTACAGCTAGTATTGTTAGTGTAATTGGTGAAAATAATACTAGTGTATTAGATGATATATTTAACGTCCCACCAGCAAATAAAAATGAACTAAAAGATATTGCTAAGTGTCTTAAGTCACGGGAAATTATTAAAGCGTCGATAGAAGTCCACAGGGCGGCTATTGATAAGCTACATCTTTTGTCCGCGAGAGATCCAGACACCAAGATTTTTAGTGTATCTGAGACCGCATTATTTGATCTTATTCAAAAATTTTCCGATAACCAATCAGAAATTATTGAGCTAAAAAATGTTGTTGAAGAGTTAGTTGATTATTGGAAGTCAAATCCAACTAATAATGTGGGCCTGCCCACTCCATGGCCTCTATTCAATGAATCTATTGGTGGAGGAATGAGAACTGGTGTTACGTTAATAGGTAGTAGGTCTGGCGTTGGTAAAACGAGTATAGCTATTATGATTGCTAATTTTCTTGCTAGTAATTATGATATCCCAGTTCTAATATTAGATACTGAAATGGAGCATAAGGACATCTTACCAAGAATGTTGGCCAACTTATCTGAAGTAGATATACGCAAAATAGAAACTGGCCAATTTTCTTTAAGTGATTTTGAGAACTCAGCAGTTTCTGAGGCAGTCAAGGCAATGAAGTCTATGCCAATATCATATAAATCAATTGCTGGTAAAAACTTTGATGAAATTATGAGTATTGTAAGGCGATGGATTTATACATCTGTTGGTCTTACAAAAGAAGGTAAAGCCAAACAGTGTTTAGTAATATACGATTATTTTAAATTAATGGATTCAACAGACATTGGTGAAATGGCAGAATACCAAGCTATGGGATTCCAAATTTCTAAACTTACAGATTTCTGTAAAGTATATGATATACCATGTCTGTCATTCGTTCAGTTAAATAGAGACGGTGTTGCCAAAGAGGGTACTGATGTTATTGCCCAGTCAGATAGATTGTTATGGCTAACCAATTCATTTTCTTTATTTAAGCCAAAGTCTCTTGATGAAATAGAAAAAGACGGGCCTAATAATGGAAATCGTAAAATGATTACTTTAAAGTCTAGATATGGTGGGGAACATTCTTATGGACAATATATCTCAATGCAGTGGAAGGGATCTATCTGTTCTTTAACAGAAGTTCAAATTAAAGATGACGAGCACCCAACCTCAGAATAAATATGAAGAATATAAAAAGAAAGCTCTTGATAGAATAGAGGCTATCTTAAATAAATTAAATGTTCAATATAAAATAAACCCAACTACTGTAGAGCTATTATGTCCAATACATAACAGTGACACATTGGGTAATTCAATTATATACTTGAACAGTGGTGTTTGGATTTGTTTTAGTGGTGGCTGCCATAACACATATGGCAAAACAGTACTTGATTTTATCTCTGGTGTCTTAGCTATAACAAAAGAAAAAGTTGTATTTAAAGACGTTATGGATATGATTGATGGAATTGGGGAAGTAAAGCCACTATCAATCAAAGAAAAAACCGTCAATATATTTAAAGATGAGGCATCTAAGCCCATATGCTCTATTCCTTCAAGATATTTCTTGGCAAAAGGATATTCTGAAGAAGTTCTTAGATCTTATGAAGTTGGTGATTGCCACACTGGTATTTATGCACAACGAGCTGTAGCTCCCGTTAGATATATTAATGGAGAATATATG